AAAAAAGATGGGCAAAAAGTTAAACAGGCTGATTGCGAGGTAGACTATAAGAAGATACAAAAGACCGATTTAGTCTTTAGAATTATGACGTTTGATCATATTCCGCTTAATAACACCCGTAAGAAAAACCCTAAAAGTCTAGCAGATCATAGAGATAAAGTTAACTTTCCTCCGTTCCAGCATTGGAAATTTAATGACGAAGATGAGATAGTTTGTGTGGGCAAAAGCCATTGGAAGGGTGATCTTGAAAAGGGAAAGTTTGACAAAGACGCAGGCCAAATTACTCCAACTTTAGCACGAATGATGTTAAAATTATGTGAGAGGTATGCTACTCGCGGCAACGTTCGTGGCTATACATACAATGACGAAATGAAGGGGCAGGCTATTCTACAGTTAACACAAATTGGTTTACAATTTGATGAGTCAAAATCAGACAATCCATTTGCTTATTTTACTGCGGCTGTTACTAATAGTTTTGTTCGTGTTATTAATATTGAAAAACGTAATCAAAACATACGTGATGATATTCTTGAGATGAATGGTATGAATCCAAGCTACTCACGTACTGGTGCCGGTGAACATGCTGCCGCAGTAAAACGTAATGAGGAAAGCAGTAACAATGAGTAATATGTTTAAAAAGATTGCCTGTTTTACAGACATACATTTTGGATTAAAGTCAAATAGTAATACACACAACCAAGACTGTGAAGATTTTGTAGACTGGTATATTGCCAAGGCAAAAGAAGAAGGATGTGACACAGGAATCTTTATGGGGGACTGGCACCATAACCGTAATAGTCTTAATATTACCACTATGGATTATAGTCTTAGGGCATTAGAAAAGTTAGGGCAAGCATTTGATAACTTTTACTTTTTTCCTGGCAATCATGACCTTTATTATAAAGATAAGCGTGACATTCATTCAGTTGAGTTTGGAAAATATATTCCAGGTGTTACTGTAATCCCCGAAGTTACTACCATTGGAGATGTTACGTTATGCCCATGGCTAGTTGGTGAAGAGTGGAGAACTATTAAAAATCGATCAGGAAAATATTGCTTTGGGCACTTTGAATTACCCAAGTTCTTTATGAACGCTATGGTACAGATGCCAGACCACGGCGAGCTACAAGCAGAAGCATTTAAAGGCTTTGAAATGGGGTTTAGTGGGCATTTCCATAAGAGACAAATGAATGAAAATATGTGTTACATTGGTAACGCATTTCCGCACAACTATTCAGATGCGTGGGATGACGATCGCGGTATGATGATTCTTGAATGGGGTGGATCTCCAGAATTTCATTCGTGGCCGGGTCAGCCTACGTTCCGCACACTGACGTTGAGTAGACTAATTGACGAAGCTAGCACTATCATTAGACCTAAACAACATTTGCGGGTTGCTTTAGATATTGATATTACTTACGAAGAAGCAAGTTTTATTAAAGAAAAATTTATTGCGGATTATGATATTCGCGAGCTTACCCTTATTGCCGAACGTAAAGAAATTGAAATTAACACTAATATCGATATTCAAGCATTCGAGTCAGTTGATCAAATTGTGTCCAGTCAAATTATTAACATTGACTCTGACCAATTTAATAAAAATACGCTATTAGCAATTTATAACAATCTATGATAAAAATTAAAGAATTAACAGTACGTAACTTCATGAGTGTGGGTAATCAGACCCAGGCTGTAAACTTCGCACAGGAAAATCTAACGTTAGTATTGGGTGAAAATTTAGATCAAGGCGGTGACGATAGTGGTAGCCGAAACGGTACTGGAAAAACAACTATTGTCAACGCACTAAGTTATAGTTTGTTTGGTAACGCATTAACTAACATTAAAAAAGATAATCTTATTAACAAGATTAACAATAAAGGCATGTTGGTTACACTGGCGTTTGAAAAAGACGGAACTAATTATCGTATTGAGCGTGGGCGGAAACCTAACGTATTAAAGTTCTATGTAAACGATCAAGAGCAGGAGACTGACGAGTCAGATGACGCACAAGGTGATATGCGTGAAACGCAAAAAGATCTTGACGAGTTGTTAGAAATGTCGCATGATATGTTCAAGCATATTGTAGCATTAAACACCTACACAGAGCCGTTTCTTAGTATGCGGGCTAACGATCAACGGGTTATTATCGAACAATTGTTAGGAGTTACGTTGCTTAGTGAAAAGGCAGAAACACTTAAAGAAATGATTAAGTCTACTAAAGATGATATCTATCAAAAGAATGCCGACTTAGAAGCGGCAAAGAAAAGTAATGAAAAAATTCAAGTAAGCATTGACGGATTATTTACTAGACAAAGCGCATGGAATACTCAGCACGAAAATGAATTAGAAAAAATTGGTCGCGCAATTATCGAATTAGAAGGTGTAGATATTGAGGCAGAACTTGCCAAACACGCTGAACTAAAAGTGTACGAAGAACGCACGGCCAAGCTCAAGAGTCTGAACAAGGAGCGGGCAACTTTAGACAGCGCAACAGCGCAAGCGGAGCGAAGCGTAAAAAAGTACGCTAGTGAGCTTGCTAAGTTAAAGGACAAAAAGTGTCACGCTTGTGAACAAGATCTTCATGATCATAAACATGAAGAAATGTCTTCTGAAGCTACCAAGCACTTAGATGAAGCACAAAAATACTTTGACAAAGTAACAAAAGATCTAGCTAAAATTAACAAAGAGATTACTGCGCTTGGTGAACAAACTCCGCGGCCGGATACGTATTACGACTCTGTTGAGCAGGCACTAAAACATCAGAATAACTTAAAAACTTTAGAAACACAACTACAGATCAAGGCAGGCGAAAGTGATCCCTATCAAGAGCAAATTGACGAGCTTACTGACACTGCCCTTCAAGAAATCAACTGGGATAGTATCAATGAACTTAGTACATTAAAGGACCATCAAGAGTTCCTGCTCAAGTTGTTGACCAGTAAGGATAGCTTTATCCGTAAGAAAATTATTGATCAAAATCTAGCCTACTTAAACAACCGACTAACCTACTATCTTGACAAGATGGGCTTGCCGCATACTGTTAGTTTCTTAAACGATCTTAACGTTGAAATTACACAACTTGGGCAAGATCTCGACTTTGATAACTTGTCTAGAGGTGAGCGCACTAGATTGATTCTGTCGTTATCACTGGCGTTCCGTGATGTGTGGGAAAGTTTGTATCAGCAGATTAATTTATTGTTTGTTGACGAACTTATTGACAACGGCTTAGACGCAAGTGGTGTAGAAGGCGCATTGAGTATACTAAAGAAAACAAGCCGTGAACGTAAAAAGAATGTATTCCTGATCAGTCACAAAGACGAACTTATTGGTCGTGTTAACAACGTACTGCGTGTTATCAAAGAAAACGGATTTACCAGTTACGCTAATGATTTAGAGGTTACTGAGTAATGAACAAAGACGAACAGCTACATGATGAACTCATGGCAGCTTTTCGCGAGTATTTTAAGGCAAATCAAAAATGGCTCAACGAAGACACCAAGCGAGCGGGTATGGATGTTCGCTGGTGGTTAAGTGAAATTAGGCGCATCTGCTCTGCTCGTCGTGTAAAAGTACAAGAATGGCGAGAGTGGAAAAATGAAGACATGAAACAAATCAAGGCAAAACGCAAGGCAAACCAGAATCAAGACAAAGGCACACCCAGTGACACTAATTAGTGCATGTCATGGACTTATCAAAATGAAATCGTTGAAACACTTCCCGAAGAGTGTGTAGGTTTCGTGTACTTGATAACAAACGACATCTCTGGCAAAAAGTATATAGGCAAAAAATTAGCCAAGTTCGCAAAAACTACCTATAAAGTAGTCAAGCTCAAGAACGGAACTAAGAAAAAGAAGAAAATTCGTAGCAAAGTTGACAGCGATTGGATGGAGTATTATGGCTCCAGTGATGCGCTGACCAAAGACGTAACTACACTAGGCAAAGAAAACTTCAGTAGAGAAATCCTATATTACTGTACATCCAAGGCGCAATGCTCTTACATCGAGGCCAGAGAACAATTTTCCCGCAAAGTTTTAGAAAGTAATGACTATTATAACGGACATATTGCTGTTCGTGTACATGGTTCGCATATACTCAAAGGCTAATAATTCAGGCTGTTTAACTGCCAAATAAGCCCGCACCGGCGACTAATTTGTGCCCCGAATCCGTTCTGATGTGTGACGGCAGGGTATTCTGAGTGGCAGCAGAGACGTAAATCAGTATCCTTAACAGGACCACGATGGAATATGCCTACATACAATCCGTTTGATTTATAAGAGAAATTTTAAACAAGGCTAAAAGAGGGAGAAATACCCACGGCTTATCGCATGTTAACGTATGCTTTGAGACCCGCCGTTGTATAAAGACTCAGCTCGTGGTACCGGACAACCGCCACTGTAATGCTGTAACGTTAAGTGAACTGATCAACTCAGATAATGTTCATTTTTTGCCCGCCAGGGCAAAGTGTGACTGAACAATCTAGATAATATTTACAGTGCTTCGCACTTAATAGTTCTTATAAAAAAGAAACAATAGGTGTTAGAGCGCAAGCGATAACACAGAAGAACGTTAGTTCTTCTTCATACAGTTGATAAATATCACATAGAGGATATACAAATGAAGATTTACGACATAATTAGCGAGGATACAGTTCAAGAAGGTGCTGTTGACCTGTTAAAGCTGGCTGGTAGAGGACTTGCTTCCGGCGCTAAGTATATCGCACAAACTGGTTCACGTAGAGACCTAGTTAGTATGATGTCACAAAATAGTCAGATTATCCGTAACACACTGCGTGGAACTCAGCCCACAGTTGCCCAAATTGAAGCAACATATGGTCCACGTGCCGCAGAGATATATTCTAAAGATCCTAACTTCATGGCCAAAGTTCTTAAACAATTCCATGCTGATAGACTTGCAAGACGCGGAGCACCGCCCCCTGGATCTCCACCAGGAACTCCACCAGTACCTCCTGTTCCACCAGTACTGCCAGGTGGAACATCTTTAATAAGTAAAATTCCAGTTACTGGACTAGTGGCTAAAGCTATATCAGTCTACGGAATATATGACATGGTTCAAGACTACAACAAAGGTATTGAATATTTTGATGAGCAATTAAAAAACGGAATGTCTAAAGAAAAATACGACGCCGGTGTTGCTCATCTAAAATCAACATTGGTATTTCAAATTGCCGCTTTTGGACCTATATTTTCTATAGTAAAACATTTATCTGGATGGACTGCACTGGGAGCAATGCTTAGAGGTAGTGGGTCTTCATTTGCGCAAAAACTTGGCGCCAATATGGGATCAATGAGTGCAGTTGCCCGTGCAGCACTTATCTCGTCATTAAATACTAAAGAAGCTAGAGAACTTTGGTCTGATATGTTCATTGGCGGCACGCTGGACAATATTGGAAAAATGACATACGATGGTGTTACTGGTTTATTTAATTCAGCTAAAGCAAAAGCTAAAGAAAAAATTACCGGAGAACCGGCTGACACAGCAAGCGATACTGCTGCCCCGGCAGAAAAAGACGCAACATCAACCGCCGAACCAGTAACACCGGCTAGTACAAACACATCACCTTATAAATCAGAAGTACCTAGTACTTCAACTTATAAAGGTAATCCAATGTTTAAAGGCATTAATTAAACAAACGGCTGTTGCATTACTTTAGACAATTCCATATTATCTGAAATAATTTTATACATTAGTGTGCGGTCTTCATAGCTGTAGGTATGCATTAGATCATTAATACTAACGCCACCTCGCATATACCAACTAATTCTAAACAATTCTTCTTTAAAGTTAATTGCTTCTTTATCAAGCCTAACTAGATACTCTTCAATTTCCTGGGTGGATAATCTAGTTAGGCGGTTGCGAAAAAAGATGAATGATCTAACGCAACACGAAGTGTGTTTTCTTTACCACAACTTTGACACTGCGCTAGTTGCGGAGGAGTTTCCCATAGTTGTGTATTTTTATCAATGTGGACTTTAATCTGATCAAACGTAGATTTTTCAGTATTAACTAACCACTCATTAATAAATGCTCGTTCATTAACAATAGTAGATCCTACTTCAATAGCAGTAATGTTAGCTGAATACACTTCTACTTGTAAAGATCCGTATGCTTCATATAATCTTGACATTTCTTTAGATTTTTCAACACTGTCTTCAATAGTAGCCGCTGATTCTAATTTTTGTCGTAATTCAAAATTACGTTGACTAAACTCTGTAACTTCTTTATAGCACAACGGTCTTAATTTTACAACTACATCTTTTAATACAGCACGACTATCAAAAGTAATATGATTATAGTAATCAATGATTTTTGAAAGTTCAAGATCATATTCATTTTCTGTTTGACAATGCTCACAAGTATGTCCAACAGTAATAGAATTAGTATAGGTAGCAATGCGTATGGCCGCTAATATTAATTCTAAATCTAAGTTGCTAACTGCCCATCCGTTGGTAATTGACGGGCAACAACTTTCAATGACTTTAACAGTACTTTCACCAGTTAGTAAAGCATCTGGAGTTTTTATTAGTATTTCGTCCATACCATTCATACCGTATACTGGCAACTTGGTAACATCCCCGGTAATTTCTCCGGGACTATTGTACTGACCTTTACTGGGTAAATTAATAAAGATTTTAGGTTGACGAAAGAACTTCTGTAGTGGATTATTGGCCATATTTGACTCCGGATAAATATATCATATAGTATTTATATACGCATATTTTTAGGAAAATATAATGGTAACAAAAGTTGCTGATATGACCGTTGACGAATTCTCAGAATCTATTGCTAAAGCAATAGGCGGAAAAGGTGGATCTACTTCATCTTCTCCCACTCCTTCTGCTTCACCCTCGGGCATGAACTTTGGGTTTATAGCCGGCTTGGATAAAGCCCTTGCTTCCGGAATTGAAGGGGTTAGCAAACTTGGTAGTACAAGCTCAGCTACCGCTGGTGCTGTTGGGTTAGTTGGCGCGGCACTAGGTAAACTACCAATTGGCGCAAACAGCGCAGTGGCAGCATTTGGAGCTGTGGATAAAGTTGTAACAGGATCAGTTGACAGTTATCAAAAGCAATTGAACGCTGGTACTGCGTTCACTGGCGGCTTGCTAGACATGGAAAAAACTCGTGCTCGAAGTGGATTATCACAAGAGCAGTTTGCAAAACAGCAAGAGGACATGGCTAAAAACACACTTGGTCTAGCTGGACAAAGTGGCGAAGCTATGAAGAAGTTAACCAGCTTTCAAGACGAGTTTAAAAAGACAGACGTTGCTAAACAGCTACAATCAACATTTGGCTTATCATCGGACCAGCTTGCTACCTATACTAATACTTGGATTACTCAAAACGGTAATATAGATTTAAATGATAAAAAAGCAAAAGATGCTGCAATAAAATCTCTTGAGAAAATGACGGAAAACACTATTCGTCAAAGTCAAGAAACAGGTTTAAGTACAGATGTAATTAACAAACAAAATCGTGCTATGAACGAAAGTCTTCAAATGCAATTAATGCGTTTAGAAGGTGATGAAAAACAAAATGAAGCACTGAGTGATCTTATGCCGCAGTTGGTTGGGCTTGGTCCGGCATTACAGAATCTTGCCCTTGAAGCATCGTCTGATATGGGAGTAACTGGCGACAAAGCAGTTATGACTCAAGGTGCTCTAGGGTCACAGGGTGTTGAATTTAGTGATGCTGTTAGAAATCTAAAAGCAGTGTCCGAGCGTGGCGGATCACCAGAAGAGAAAAAGGCAGCAGAAATGCGTCTTGAAGCGGCAAAGATTGAAGTCAACACTTTAATGCGTTCAAAAGAATTTACACAGATGGCAGAAGTTGAACGCCGAGGTGGGCAAACTGGTACTAACGGAGCAATGTTAGAACTAATGAAAGAAAGAATGCCAAACTTACAAAAAGAAAAAGCACAATCTATCGATCTTCAACGACAAGGCATGTCAGGCGACCCACAACAAGTGGCGGCATACAGTAAAGAACAAACAAATAGAGCTATGGCAGGCGTTGATGCTAATGGCAACAGACGAGCCGGTGATGAAGCATTAGCTGCAGGCAATCAAGCAAATACTCGAGTTCGTGATGAAATGATTAATCTCGAAGTTGAGGGTATTAGAAGAGTTATCAAAGGGTTAGATAACTTTGCCGGCAAGTTAAATGAAGTAACTGGAAAAATTGGTGGCGGCAGATACACCTCTGGGGAAATAGCAGGCAACCCTGCTACAGGTCAAAAACCATTAGGGCAACAACAAACTGAAAATACACCAAGGGTTCCAAACTTATATCCAAAACGTCATACTGGAACTGAGGGTGAAATTGATTCAAGATTTGAACCAAAAGATGCTACTGTTAATATTTCTAAGGGTGAAAACGTATTAGATCCGTCAAAGGCTAAAAAATATGATGCCATTGGCGGAGAAGCAGGCCTAGATAAAATGATGGCCGGATTAAAACCGCCAGCTATTGATGTTAAATCATTAACTGGAGGAATGGATCCAAGTAAGATGTTTGGGGACATGCAGAAGCAAATGACACCTATGATGGAAAACATGCAGAAGCAAATGACTCCAATGATGGAAAACATGCAGAAGCAAATGACTCCAATGATGGGCGATATGCAAAAGCAGATGTCTAGTACGTTTAGCAATATGAAGATGCCAAGCGGCTTTGATGATAAGAAACTTACCAGCATGATTGGTAATATTAAACAGCCTGATCCGGGACAGTTAGCCAATATGGCTAAGTCTATGATACCACCGGCCGACAATTCAGCGGCATCAGCATCCAGAGATATGATTAGTAACTTAAAAAATGCTACATCCTCTATGGCGCAATCGTCCAAACCTCCTGAATCAGCAGTAGCAACACCAGTAACCGCTGAAGAACCAACTAATATTGCTCCACCAGTAGCTACAGATTCATTCAATAGTGACGTACTAAATGCTTTAAATAACTTAAATAAGCTAACAGCACAAAGTCTTGATGCGCTTGTTCGAACCGCAGGTCACGCTGAAAAGACAGCAGGTGGCATTGACGGGTTAAATGGCAATAGATTTGGCTAAAGGATAAATGAATGAGTTGGAAAAAGTATTTTACGCCAGTACCAGTGGGGTCTTCTTTAAGTCCAATCTCTGGTTCTGAAAATAACAGCAAAGCTGGACCTGCTAAATCAAACTACAGTAGCTATCTTCCCGATGTTTACTCAGGTAGTCCCAATCGTATTGAACGCTATCAGCAGTACGAAGTAATGGATAGTGATCCGGAAGTCAACGCGGCATTAGATATTCTAGCTGAATTTTGTACACAAAAATTAAAAGACGGTAAAACTCCATTTAGTGTCACTTGGAGACATCGTGCTACCAACGCTGAAATACGTATTCTAGCTGAATACATGCAACAGTGGACTAAAATACAACTCTTTGACACACGCATCTTCCGTATTATGCGGAACACATTCAAATATGGCGATGCTTTCTTTATTCGTGACCCAGAAACGCAAAAATGGTCTTACGTTGACCCAAGTAAAATTGTTAAAATCATTGTAAACGAAAGTAAT